TTATCCAGTGCCTCGAACGCCTCGTCTTCCTCGGGTGTGGGTTCTGAGGGATTTTCAAAGTTGGAACGAAGGTTCCATTCAATACAGTCCAACCATGTCGAACTGCAGCATTGAAAGAAAAGAAGGCCGTACTCGTTCAACACCCAAGGTCGCTGGTCGCATTCAGGGCATTTCAACACACCGGGTAATTCACCCAACTTCACTTTTCGCATTTCACCTTCTCTGACCATGACTTCCTCTCCTGTCTCACTACTTCAGTTTGTCCGCCGGTTCCCTACTTCAGGAAGGCCGCCGGTTCCTCGATGAACAAACTGTAGAACAATCCAGTTTTCTTTACAACCGTTGGTTGACAATAAAATGGCAAGTCGCTAAAGTCTTGTCCAACAATCGGGCAATAGGACAGGAGAAACACAGTGAACACCAATGAAGTAACCGAACAACTGGACCGGCTGGCGGGCATGACCCCCACCGAGAAGAAGGCAGAACTGAAAGACCTGCTTCTCGATACAACGTTCAGTAGAGCAATCAAGCTCGCTTTGGACCCGTTCATTACCTATGGGATCAACAAGGTGCCTATGCCGGATGAACCCTCGAACCTGGGGTGGGGGTTCAACGACGGCACATGGATGTTGCTGGAACAGCTTTCCGCACGGCAGGTCACCGGGAACATCGCCCTTATAGCGGTCGGTCAGGAACTGCAGAGGATGAGTAACGAGTCTAGGGAACTCCTGAAACGCATCATCACGAAGGACCTACGGTGTGGTGTGACAGCAAAAACGGTGAACGCGGTTGCACCAGGGGTCATCCCCACCTTCGACTGTCAGCTTGCCCACAAGTACGAACAGAAGCACATCAATAAGTGGCCGGTGGCCGTGGAGCCAAAGTACGACGGTATGCGGGCACTGTTGATCCTGGAGTACACCGGTGGGCAGTTCGTCAGTCGGACTGGAAAGCCTTTCACCGCGGTGCAGTGGCTGGCCGATGAGATTCATAAGTGGATTTTCGTGGACCGTGGCGCCTTGCTCACCCCGATGTCCGGAATGGTGATCGACGGGGAACTGGTGAGTCCGGATGGTGACTTCTACAGCATTGGCGGTGCACGGGGTAATGCTGCATTCCGGGACGCGCACTTCATGGCGTTCGACATGCTCCGGACCCACCACTTCAAGGCCGGTCATGATCCCTCACCTTACACGGAACGTCAGATGGCCCTGTCGATCTGGGTGGAGGATATCAACCATGTCCACGTCAGGCGTACACCGGTGTGGTACGCCGGCGATCACAACGAGGTCATGGAATATTATTCAGCCGTGCGTCACGACGGCGGCGAGGGGGTGATCGTGAAGCCCACCGGTGGTGACTACCGGTGCACCCGGTCCCGGAACTGGCTGAAGATCAAGGATCAGCAGACGGTGGATGCCCCGATCATCGGCCTGGAAGAAGGCACCGGGAAGTACCAGGGTATGTTGGGCGCGGTCATCGTGGACCTGGAAGGTGTCGAGGTTCGAGTCGGGTCCGGGTTCACCGATGAGGAACGAAAGAGATTGTGGGATGACGCTCACGCTGACGAACCCTGGTCTTATAACCGACTCATTGAAATCGAGTATCACGAAAAGACGCCGGACGGTTCCTTGCGGCATCCTCGCTTTGTGCGGTTCCGGGATGACAAGCCGGTGGAAGACGGGGTGGGAGTATGATCGACCTTTTCTCACTCTGGTTGGGCGGGTTCATGTTGGTTATGGTGATGAACTGCACCATCGTCAAGGAAATCAGCAGGGAGTTCGCCCACGGACCTACAATCCTGGTCATCATGGCTGTTGCGTGGCCGATATTGACTTTACTTGTTTTATGGATGCTTTTAAGCAACAATTAACGAACGGTTGCAAACTGTCGGTTGACAGACGCAAAATACTGGTTTTATATACACTATCAAGGGAAGTAGACTCGCAATGAGGAAGGTAGCCCTCGCCATTGGATTCCTGATGGCATCAAACCCTATTGCCGCTGATACCGTCAACGACACCATGTTCGCCTGTGAGTCTTTCATGTCCTACAGTGAGGCACAGGTGATGAAGACCCGTGGTGACACCCGTGGGCTGGACCACATGATCCGTAGCAAGCGGTGCTTCAAGGTCAGTGTCGGCACCGAGTACAGTGTCATTGGGGTAAACCCCGATCAGGACCCATCCAGTTGGGTTAGACTACGAATCTACGACGGTGATAGCAGTTTCGAGGTGTATTCCTGGCTCGGCTTCACCTATTAACCAGAAAACCATCCAATAGCGGAGTAGCACAGATGGGTTCAATCGACCAGCAGCGTTTTGAAGATGTGATGATGGCAACCGTACCGAACGCAGACCTCACCTATGAGGACGGTGCGTACCTGGACGAGGGTGTGCAATCGTCGTGGGTGGGGTATCGTGCTTTGCACCACAGTACAACTTTAAATAGGGAAAACAACTATGAAGGCGACCAAGAAGACGCCGGAAATACTGGCTGAGTGGGAGAAGACCCATGGGCGATGCTGGGTTGAGGAAATCCAGAAGATTGCTGAGTCCGGGCAGACCTGGGCTTACGCCGGTCACCGCTTGGAGATCAACAGTAACCGGCTTTCCGCATTCTGTCATTCCCGTGGGTTGGTGTTCCCCTGGCAGGGTCACCGGTCCTCTATTTGCCGTGAGCACCAGAGGCGAATGAGCCTGGAACAGGTGCCGGAGGGCAGGAAACCAAAGCGGCGGAAGGCGTTCGGACGGGTTCGGTCGCTGAAGGACCACGCGGAAGCATTTGGGCACACCGAAACAACCATCCGTTGTAGAGTCAAGGCAGGGTGGAACCTGGAGGATGCTCTGACCACACCGAAACTGAGTCCTCAACAGGCCGCCGTGATGGGTGGTCGGGCATCAGCAGAGAAGCGATATGGCAAGAAGAAAACCAAGCAACCTGAAGACAATCGTCCTGCTTATGCGGCACATCGGGTACAGTTGCGAGCAGATCGAACAGGAGCTCAACGAAGCCCCGCACATCGTCAGGAGGATCATCAGTGACCACTGTAACCGCCATTCCGATGAAGCCCGGGAACGTCTCCGGGAGCGAAGGCAGCGGCAACGCCACAACAAGGCACGGCGAAAGCGTCTGGATAAACAGCAACGGAGTGTTACCACCGGTGGATTGTCCACTGTTGATCGAACTGAGTAACGTCCTGGTGCCGGCGACACGCACCGGGTTCATTGCGAAGAAACGGATGCCATGGGATACCGGCTACCGAACGGTGCCCTGATCCACGGGCGCTACCGTTGGACGTACCCGTAGGAAAACTGCGTCCAAAAATACAACCAATGAAAGGGTGATCAACCATGATTTTCAAGAATGCCGTGATATTCAAATTCACGAAACCCTTCCCGTCCGAGGAGCAGGCTTTTGACGAACTGGTGGACCGACTGTACGACGAGTATTTCACACCGCCGCATGAGTCCCAGCAGTCCAGCTTCGGCTGGGTAGAGGCAATCCCTTCCCTCGGTGAGGTGGTGTTCGAGACCAACGACTGTCTGTTCCTGCGGCTGCGGAAGGACGAGAAAATCCTGAAGGCATCGGCTATCAAGCGGGAGGTGGAAGACATTGTCCGGGACATCGAGAGGAACCAGGGTTGCAAGGTCCGGAAAAACGAGAAGGATGAAATTCGGGAGACTGTGATCCTCAAACACCTACCTCATGCCCTGATCGACTCCACCTACACCGTAGGGTACATCGACCTGGCGAATCAGTGGTTGGTGGTGGACGCCGGCAGTTTCAAGGCCGCCGAGGATTTTGCCTCCGTGCTCCGCAAGACTCTGGGAAGCCTGCCGGTTCGCCCACTGGTGCTGGAGCAGAACCCCGGTGTGGTGCTGACGAATGCACTGCGACCGGAGTTCGATGTGAACACCAAACTGTTGGATTACTTCACCCTGGGTGAGGAATGCACCATGGGCGGCCTGGATGGCGAGAAGGCTAACTTCAAGGAGTTCGATCTGACCACCGAGGAAGTCACCAGTCACATCACTGAGGCAGGCATGATGGTCACCAGTCTACGCTTGGCCCAGATCGACTATGTTGCGTTCACCGTGACCGACGACTTCCGGGTGAAGAAGATCAAGACCCTGGACCAGTTCCAGGAGGACGTGCTGAACTACGAACCGGAGGATGAGGACATCGACGCTGGTCTGTCCTATGCTCGGGCCAACCTGTTCCTCATGACCGGGATGTTCCGGCCACTGTTCGAAAGGTTGATCGAGAGTTTCGGCGGGGAGGAAGAATCGTTCGATCCACTGGAAGGGTTGGAGTGATGAACAGGGGCCGGTTGGCCCCTACTCTTTAATGGTCACCCTCAACGATTCCGGCAATCCGAAGCCAGCAATCACCAGGCCATCCGGGTAAACGTCGCTGTAAACCACCAGTTTCCCTTCGTACTCCCCGGCGGGCAGGCCGATGTCACCCAGTACAACGGCCACGTCGTTACCGCTGATGGTCCCTTCGACCGATTCATCGCACACGATCACTTCAGCCCGATTGAACCCGGCGCTCGACAGCGTGAAACCAGGGTCGCCCTGCTTCTCGACCGTGAAGGTTTCTACGTTATCGAACCCTTTGAACGCCATGACCTTCATGGATTACACCACCGGTGTGACTTCGCGGATGTAGAACACCAATGCGGGGATGTTGAGGGTATCCCCTGTCTCATTAGTAATGTTCCTGTCGGTGGCATCCTGAACCAGGTACACCGTCTCACCCACGCTGTCGAAGACTGCCACCGCAATGTCATCGGTGTCTGCAGCGGTACCGGAGGGGTCGATGCCGCTCTTACCGTTAATGGTCACCTGCAGGTCTTCACCGTCAGGCGCGTAGTTCCAGTCACCCGAGGCCAGGGTATCCTGGGCAATGATCTTACCCTGGAACGCAGCGAAGGTGTCTGACTTCACCGGGTTGACCACCAATGCAATGGTGTCGGCACTCTGCTGGGCACGATCAGGTCCGTACCTTTTGAAGTCGGAATGGGAATAGTTAACAGCCATGGGTATCTCCTAATGCACGGTTGCCTTGAATTTCACTCGGAAAGAATCCGTTATGCGGTTGACAGTATAACCTACAGTTGTTCGTTTTACCCGCAAAGTTCTCGGGTCCACCAACATTGCGGAACCTAGAATGTCGGCAATCTCGACTTCCGTCAGTTGCTCGACATCAACAGCGGAGAGAAGCAGTGTTGCCGCTACCACCGATGTCTGACCTTCCGTTGCCTGTTCACCGGTGGGCGTCCCCAGCAACAGAGTCAGGTCAACTGATGCCGCCTGACCCTCGGTGGCCTGCTCAAGCGTCACCACGTTCAGACCTGTGCCGTCCAGTATTTCCACCGCCCGGGCCTGGGTAAGCTGCTCACCGGTGACGGCAACCAGGCTGTACTCGGCTGCGACAGCGACTGCCTGGGCATCAGTGATTGATTCAGCGGATACGCCGGTGACCTGTGCGCTCTGGCTGGCAGTGATGGATTGCGCCTGGGTCAGTTGCTCAATGACAGCAACCGTCAGGTCATCCGGCTGCACGATGGACACATCCACTGCTTGCGCCTGGGTGATCTGCTCAACCACCACCGTGGCCAGGTCGGCAACCTGTTCCGTAGAGAGTGGTGCCCCCTGTGTAAGCTGCTGAGCGATCACGGCAGCGGCCTGGGCCACCTGATCAACCGTGACGGCCTGAGCCTGGGTGATCTGCTCCAGCATCACTGCTGTGATGTCCATGACTGCAGCGGTGCTGATCTCCACGCTCACCGCCTGTGAAACCTGCTGGGCCTCAACGGCACCAAGTAATGCCGTCAGTGCAACACTGCCTTGAACAGATTCAGTAACTTGCTCTGCATCGACGGAAGATAAGGCCGCTACCTGTTGAACCGGTGACGCCTGGGATTGCGTCTGCTGACTGGCGACAATGGCGTTGATCGCGGCGGCCTGGTCTACATCAACAGTGGCTGCCTGGGTGATCTGCTGGCCTAATACCAGGGTTACATCTTGGTCAGTGCCCGCCGCCGCTGTCGTGAACGGGAACCACGATGACCAAGCCGAAGTGTTTGCACCGTCGTCTTCCTGTACTCGGAACTCATAGTCGCTGGAAGGAGTCAGTCCTGTCAGGTCATAGAACAGATCCGTGATGCCCGTTACGGACGTTGTCGCTCCACCTACCGGGCGC